GACGCCGGCACCACCTGCGATGACGTTGACAGGAAGACCGTGCGTCGCATCAACAGGCGTTGTCCCAAATGTTGGGTTGACAAACAGCCCGCCAGACAAACTTTCATAAAGAGCATTTCCCGCACCGGGAGATAACGATGGCAGCGTAGACTGCGCCGTCGCTCCAACGCTCGTAGTGATGCTCCCGCTAATACATTTGTTGCCGTTGACGTCGACGGTATCCTTGCGCGCAGCGCCCGGTGCATACGCCAGCGGAAGTGTCCCGCAAGTTTGCACCACCAGACTTTGCGCTGCCACAGGGCTGCTAAGGCCCAATACAAACAGCCCGATCGCTAACAATTTTTTCATACGCGTACCCTCGGCATGGCAGCTGGGTCTTTCAGCTGGTCCTGGTGAATCATCCCCGGTGGTCCCTGCCCTCCGGTCGCTTGTCCCGGCTGCGCGCCGATGCGCGGAGAGCCCGCAACACCTGGCTGCGGCTGCGGGCCGACGGCGCCGCCGGGCACACCCGGAGCACCTTGCGGTGGCGCTACCTGCGCCTGCTGTTTCTTGAGCATCTGCTGGGTGTGCTCCCAGATATGCGCCAGTGTCTTCTTGGCGTTGGGAGCAGCCTTGCCTTCCATTGTATGAAGGATCTGGCCGTGGACCTGAATGTGGTGCTGGTCATCATCCTGCTGGTGCGTAGGCACTTCGTAGCCAGCCAGCAGTAACTGATTCTCGCTGTCGGGAGGCACTGGCAACTGGTCCGCTGGTGACAGAAAAATCAGCGGCGCCAGCCGCGGCCCAAACGTGTTCTCGACCAGTTGAGTAACGATCGGCACGAGGTTGACCTGGTAGCCATTGAGCTGCTCCGGCGGGATGCCGCGGATCACGTTCATCCCCGCGATCTGTTGCTGGATCTGCTGGGCCGCGCGCGCCTGCTCGACGCCGAACCATTTGAACTGGAACTTCTTGTCGAATGAAATCGGAGGCACCGCCTCCATCTGCGCCTGCAGCCCCATCCGTCCGAACTGCTGCACCGTCAGATCCTCGTCGCGATACTGGTGATCCATCTCGATCACGAGCTCGAGCCACGGGGTCAGTATCCCCTCTTCAACCACCGTGACGGCATCCGCCGTGGTCAGGATGTCGATCTGCTGCTCCTGCGCAATCTCGGCCGGTGTTGGCTTGGAACTCTCGGCGCCCCCTTGCGTAATCGCCGCGGGCGAGACACTGAGCGTCTGGCTGACCTCCGCCTTGGCCGCGGCCACCATCTCGAAGCCGTGCTGCCACAACTGCGGGAACTGGGCAAACTGGGTATCTTGCGGGCTGGTCTCCCACACCGCGGCTAGCGACAGCACCATTGACCCGATACGCGGGTTCTTGGCCGGGTCGGTCATCACAATCGGCAACAGCGCGTAGGCTGCACTGTCCGCTGCCTCGTTGATGGCGTCGTTGGCAAAATACTGGATGTCAGCCACCGGCTTGACCTTGCTGACCCCCTTGGCGGTGCCCGCTACCTTCTCCACCGGCACTGACAGCACAGGCACCCTGTCGGACCACAGCGGGTTGCGCCGCGCGCCCAGCGCGCCTGACTTGTCCCCGCCGTAGAAGCACTCGCAGATCACCCGCTTGCCCTTGACCTTCAAGATGCTCCAGGTCTGGTAGATCAGCGCGAACTTGGTGCCCCCGTCGTTGTGGATCCCCGCGGCCTCGAGGTGCAGCTTGTTCTTCTGCCCCGCGGGCACGCGATCGGTCATCTGCCCTATCAAGGCCTCGCCGGCATCGCTACGGATCACGCCTTCGCGAATCATCTGCTGTATCTTGGACTTCGACCAGCGACGGATGATGGTCACCGAGCCGCCGTCCGCGATTGCATCCGGAATTGAATTGGCAGTAGCGGGAAGGATTAAAAGGTCAGCATCAGCAATGACTTCAGTGACCGGGAAGCAGTCCTTTATCTCGGCTTCCTTGATGGTCTCAATCTGCTCGGCGGCCGGGTTGGCGCCGCCATCCTCAAGCTCTGGCGCCTCGAAGGTCTTCCAGGTGACGTTGCGCTTGCGCTCGACCCATTCGACATAGACCGTGTACTGGCCCTCGATGTCGCCGCTGCGCAGAAGCGAAGGCATCACCTTGGTGCGCAGCTCGGAGCGGCGGATATAATATTCGGCCAGCGACATCTCGGCATAGGGCATCGTGCCGTCTTCCGACGTCACATCGACGTTGCGCCCATTGGTCGGGAAGATCTGGTTGGCGAAGCGCGTCTTGCGCGCGTTGACGGCATTGTGGACGATTGGAACATAAATCTGGGAGTTGCCGTTGTAGAACTGGTGGCCGTTCAGGGTGCAGTTGTAGACGTCCCAGTAGTCCTGGATGTCATCAGCGCGGGTCGACTGGTCCTGGAACCCCTGTTCAACCTCTTGAAACAACTCAGTCAGCTGGCGCCCGACGCCCGCTCGCTTGGAGATGTCGACGTCTCGTTTGGAGACATCTACAGCCTCGTCATCGTCTTCCGGCGACGGATCGGCTGGAGATGTATCGTCGTCCATCTGATGTCATAGCCCAATTGATTGGTTGATCTTCACCAATATGACCGGATTTCAGCAGCGAAGCAAACGATTCGAGCCCCTCCATCAGGGTTTTGTAGGGACCTTCGTCGGCAAATTCGGAAAGTATTCCGTTTTTGAGCACTGATTTACAATATCCACCCGCGAAGGCGTTCAGTGTCCAGCGTGCCTTCTGCGAGACTTTGAGTGCTTGACCGGAGCGGATTTGCCTCCGGAGAAGTCCTCGGATCTCATCTCGGCCGTCCAGTCCGAGACCAGACTGGGAGAGCTCGACTGGAATTTTTCGGGCAGCTCCACGCAGCCCGACGGTATCGTAGTTCCCAAAGTGTTCAGGAGAACTATAGAGCCTTGGTCTTTGTCCGGCTTCCAGCCCGGCATCTGCAACGATGCCGCCGAGCACGCTACCAGGATCGCCTTCACGAACAGCATCCCAGAGGACATTGAACACTCCGTCGTTGACCTGGACCAGTACCGCCGTAGTGTACATCTGGGTGGCATTGACGGCAAGAAACATGGGCTGGCGGGACAGCTTGAAGATCTCCTCTGCCACGTTTAGGTAGGAGAAGCCGTCGTAGATCGGCTGGCCTGGCCGCAGGATCATCGCGTAGGCCAGCGCGTTGGGGATATCAATCAACCCCGTCGGGAAGCCCAGCAGCTGCGCGCGAAGTTCAGGCAGGTCCTTGGCGAAGATCACCTCGCCGGCCTTGAAGAACGGCTGCATCGAACGGATGAAGTCAAGTTTCCCCTTCGGCGCCTTCATCGGCCGGATCGGGATCGCATAGGCACGGCGCACCTGCTCCTGGCGCAAGGGCTGCAAAATAAACTCTTCCAATCCGTCCCGCTCGACGCCAATTGTAACGGGTGCATATAGATCGTCGCACCGAAACATATCGGCAATTATTTCGTCGGGCTTCCATTTGGGCCCGTAGGCATCCCAGATAACCAGTCGATTGTTTATCCATGAGAAGTGCACCACTCCGGTTGAGGCTGACGTGGCTTTGACCGTGCGCGCCGGATCGTACATCGAGTAGACTGCGTGCCAGGTGCGCACGGTCGGCTCGACCTTGAACATGTCTGCCGTGAACGCCTTCACCGCGGGATCTTCAGCTTCGCACATGTACTCCTGCTTATAGTTGGTGGTCAGGCCCAGTCGCTGATAGGACGCTTCGGTCTCGGCAATCTTCTCCACCGGGAAACGATCGGGCCACGTCGCCGCCCACTCTCCGTTAATGGTCTTGTACAGCCATGGAAAGCGGCGATGCACCCAGCCGGTGTCGCGGCTGATCTGCACGATCATGCTCTCGGGGTCGAGCGGCGTCCCGTTGATCCGAACCTTGTAGTTAGGATCCAATGCAGGGAAGACGACGGACATCAGCCAGCGCATGGTCTTGGCGCGCGCGTCGGGAGTTAGAACGCTCTCTTCGTTCTCGATATCGTCGCCAAACGCCATGTCTGGTCTAGCGTCGAGATGTTTGACTCCTCTGAGAGATTGACCACGACCGACGGCTTGGATGCACGCACCGTTACTGAGTACAATTCTACTTTCCGTCCATGTGTCTCCCACGAGATTGCCGAACAACTCCTCAAGAAACGGGTTCTCTTCGAACTCGTGCTTGATGGATTTGAGGCGTTCGACGGCCCGGTCAAAGGTCTCTCCCAGTATCAGTCCGTTCCGGAACTTCCGGAGTGCCGCCATGATGACAATGGCTTCTTCAGCCAGCGTGGACTTGGCGGCTCCCCGAAAGGCTTCGACAACCACTCTTGGATCAGGACCATGCCACAGATCAATGAGTTCATAATGAAAAGCAGGAGTAGCGTCGGGATGGCGATGGCTAAAAAACGTAGCATGTGCGAGCCTCGGGTTGCGCGCCAGTTTCTCGATTACGGCGTCGCGGGGATCGTCACTCAAGCCTTCTCCTCGTACCCCTGCGTCAGCTGGTTGCCCGGCGAACAATCAAAGATGTTCTTGATGTTCTCGTTGAAGTATCGCCCAGCGCTCGACGCGCTGGCAAGGCCGCTGGCGATGTCATCCGGCACCTGCTTGTAGGTGTAGGGACGGCCGCCGTGGAAGTAAATCACCAGCGTCTGGTTGCCGGGATTGTAATCGTATCCGGACAGGTTGGAGGACGACAGCGGGGTCATTTTTTCTTGTTGGCGTTGAGGAACGCCCCCATATTTTGCTGTCCTTGCACGTTGCCGCCCGCGTCATTTACCGCTGGCCGATTGTGCAAGTAAGCCTCCGCACTGGCATCATTGGCGCGTTCTTGCCCTTCGCGCAGGAAGTTGCCCATATGCCACTGGCCATCCCCCTGATTGCCAAACGGAGGCTGCGGAGCGCTTTGGTCACCTGGTCCTCGTTTACCCACGGGGGTTCTCCATCATCCGGTTACGCGCGGCGGGGGCGCGCGGCGGGGCTTCGAACGGGTTGGGGCTCGGCATCGGGGTCGGCTCGTTCTGGAGCGACTCGGAAGTGTTGACTACCGAGCCGGTCGGGTTGCCACTGTCCAGGCGATGCGGAAGGGGCGATCCCTCCAGCGGGCTCGAGGGCGCCGGGGCAAATGGGTCGTAGCTGCCCGGTGCGCGGGAAGGTTCAAGCTCGCCCTTCTGGCTTGACAGCGAACCATCTCGCTCCCGCGCCGGCTCACCGGTCTGTTTGGCCCGCGGCTCGCCTGCCATCTCACCAGCGCGGTTGGTTAGTTCTTCATGGGCCTTCTGGCGACGCTCCTGGTCCTCGGCCCTGGTCCGCTCGCGGCGCTGCTCGGGGGTCTCATTGGCTCGCTCCTGGGCTTCCTTGAACCGCTTGTCAGCACCTTCCTGCGCGTTCCTGACGGCTTCCTTGCGCATCTCGGTGTCATTGACGGCCGGCTTGCCATCCTTGTCCATCACGTTCGGCTGCTTGCCACCGGCGTAGTCGACGAGCGGGTCGGCGTGCATGACGGGCGGAACATGGGTGTAGGGGTTGTCGGCGCGGGTGTCGCGGCCATCCACGAAGTAGTCGGCGGCGCCAATCGGTGCGGGCTGTTCACCCTCCGGCGCATCCTCATGGCTGATGAACTGCTGGTCGACCATGCGGCCACGCTGGCTGAAAGTCAGGCGGTGGGTGTCTCCAGCGGGGGTGATGATCTCCAGTACGCAGCGGGAAGTGTCAGCGCCAGCCACGTGGAAATTGAGAAGGACGGAGCGTTCCTCACCGGGTTCGGTCAGGGTGATCGACTGCGGTGCGTGGATGGCGAACATGGGAACCTCCAAATGGGTCTGGTGGAGTATTGCACGCAAACGTGTTAGGTGTCAAGTTGGTTCCGCGCCGCCAGTTAACCCCTTTCGGGCGGCGTCTGCCCGGCTTGCCCCAGGCTAACGCCGCGATGGGCGGAGCCGGGCAGTTTACCTCTTCAGCATCCTGCGCGCCCGGCGGATCTCCATCTCGGTGAAGACGCACGCCGAGATGCACAACAGTCCCATCAAGATGCCACCAAAGACGAAGATGTTCACTTGACGCGCTTGAGCTTCGGGTTGGCCTTCTTTGCCTTGGCGGAAGCATTGCGGCTGGCGTTGGCCAGGATGGCACCCGCAGACTTCTTGCTCACGCCGTCCTTCTTGGCGATCTTGGATTGGACTGACTTAAAGCTCATAAGCTTTCCTCCATGTCGTCGTGCAATAATTGAAACTTAACCATTTCAAGTACGCCGATCATTGCTCGGGTTACACGCCCCTTGATGCGGTACGATGTGGAGTTGTCCTGGAAAAGCAATGTTGCAACCACGCCGTCGAGCTCACCCGCGCGAGCACGCGCTGCCAACTCTTCCAGCTCGAGCGCAATATCTTCCCGCGGCTCGCCACGTGGCGCGATTGGCTCCCCTTTGAGCGACACAACATCAGCCATGCACGCACGCTGCCAGAAAAATGCCCCGCTGTCCATGAGGAGGCGGGGCAAAAGTCAAGGGAGTAACGAGACCTGCGACGTGCGCAGATTGCTCGAAGGCTGTCAAGCAGCCGGTGTAGCTGGTGCGGCCGGCGGGGTTGAGGACGAGGGAGTTGCGGCTGGCGGTGCAGTGGTCAGCGCGGTCGCCAGCTTGGACTTGTTGGCTTCGAGGCCAGCGAACACCGCATCGATCTTGCTCTGCACCGCGGGCGGGATGTTCGCGCCACTGAGCGCATCAGCCAGCTGCTGCTTGAGGCCAGCCACGAGGGTGGAGACGCTGTCGATCGCGGTGGACTCGTCTGCGACGTCCTGAACGACCTGATCAATAGTTGCCATGAGGGTTTCCAACATTTGGATGACGCGCATGAGGAGATCCACGCTGCGTCC